ATGTTTCCACTGATGTTAGCCCCTGATGCCGTCAAGATCCCTGCACTATTCACAGAAAAGGAGTTTCCGATGGTCAGTGAGCCACCATGTAAATGTAAATTTGTGGCATCAACCCTACCACTTTCATAGACACGAAAGGGGGCAGAGTTCCTGTTAGAGCTCCCTGCCCAAATACGTAAGTCATCTCCAGAGGTATCAAGAGTGCTGAAACCTACATCCCCATCATCAGACATTAAGGAATCTTCCGCTACTTGCCATCCGGCAATTTCACGGATATTACTGGAGCTCAGCTTTCCTTGGAAGTAGAAGTCAAGAGTTCTTCGAAGCTGAGACAATGCTCCCTGAATCTCTTCAAGGGTAGTAGCATTCTCCAGATAACTGAAATTTGGAGTAGACATTATAACTCCTCCTTAACAATCCTGTAGGAGATGTCGGCTTCCCTCATCAGTCTCAGCATCTCTTGAGCCTTTTGTTCATCACCTAAACCTTTAGCGGTAAGGTACTCCGCTTTGTACTGAAGGTATTTACTTTTGATTACCAAAAGAGTTTGGGTTTTAACATGGATTTTTTCGGTTTCGGTGATGTCCTTTTCGATTTCGAATTGTTCATCAGACATCTTAATCACCTCCTTAAAGTTGAACGGGATGTATATCGAACGATACTTGCATCTGGTAAAGTTCAACAGGGCCCACAGCAACCAGCTTAAACCTAGCCCACTTGCACAAAGGTACACTATCCATCGGGATAAATATATCTGCCGATTGACTGTCACTTTCTCCCGTTACGGTGTCGATCAGTTCGAAGTCATTACCCCTCTCAGTCCTAGAAATGTATAAGGACAGAGTAGAACCCGGAGGGATATAACCCTGAATGTGAGCTTCATAGTACTCCTTTTCCGCCTGTGGCATACCCTCATCAAAAGGCTTGGTAATATACTCAGACTGAATAGCCGTGCCACCATCAGTAGTGCCACCCATCCTATAAACCATACCGGAACTGTCCATCATGAACCAGTCACCCTTAAATAGATAGGACAGGCGATACGGCTGGTTTTTACTGAATACTCTCCAGATGCCTAACTTCGGGTCAAAGCACAGGAGGACGTTGGGTTCAGTGGCACTACCGGTAACCAAACCCAAGAAGTATCTAAGGCCATCGGAACCCGCGAAACATTTATCCAGATGGGCCCTGTTAACTGCATCAAGGTATTTACGAATTGGAGCCCCGACAGTTTTAGGTCTAGCACCGGTATATGTATATACATCAAGGCCCGGACCCAACCACAGGAGTAGTCCTTGGACTTCCTGTAATGTCTTATGATTAACACAACCGATGTCATCCGAGATGTTCATTAGCCGAAATTCAAAGTAGTTAGTCCCGTGGAGTTCTGCCATGGAATCCTCTTTAAATACCACAATGCGTTCAGCATAACGGGTTAATGCTGTAATGTTTCCACCCCGATTGGTGTAATACTGAACGGTCCCACTGTTCTTTGCTGTCGTCCAGTCCTGAGCATTCAGGAAGGCCGAATAATGCAGTTCATCATCTTTAGCAATCCATACCCTAATAGTATCGTTCGTGATAAACTTTCCCCTTGGTGCATTAGAGTTAAGATCGCCAAATGTAGTTCCATTCCAGTATTTTACAGGGTCGGTTCCATTGGTGAAGATAATAGCATTGGTTCCGTTAACCTCAAAGTTGGTTGCCGTCCAATCAGCATTATTTAAACCCGTTCCGATATTAGACCAGTCGGAGCCATTCCATCGTTGGATATTCCCGCCAACAGCCCGGATTAACGTGCTATTCTGGAAGCTGGTTAACAGTCGTGGAGTATTAGAGCCGGAAGAACCATATGAAGTTCTTCCCCTACGAGTTTTTAGATTGGGGAAACTGGCATCTAGATCCCATCCGGATTCATCCGATGACTGATTGTCCCCTATGCTCACAGGTGGGGCTCCGGTGTTATGTCCTCCCTCAAAGGTGATAGTCTTGGTCAGCCTGCTGGCAGGTGGTTGTCTCCAGATACCACCCATATTACCACCTTCTTCTTCCACGTCTGCGCCCGTTATACACATCCCTGGGTGTATAATACTCAGGCACATTGTTAAGTTGAGACATCAGGAAATCGGAAAGCAGGGAATCAAAGTCAGACTTAAAGTTGTTTTTCCGTGCTACGTCACCCCGTGCTGCTGCCATCCTTTCACAGAGTCCGTGTACCAGCAGTTCCCGATAGGCCATCGGAAGGGGGACCATTTCATCAAGCTTGTCCCCATCAATGTCCGGTGTACCAACATAAAAGATAAGTCCTAACTTATCCTCCGTTGGTGTAGACCCGAAGTGAATCATGCCATTGGTGATGGTATAAAACGGGTCCTCTTTAAGTTCAAAGACATCTTGGTAATAAAAGTCTTTAAACACCTGTGAACCGGGTGAGGTTTCAATTTGTAAAGCCACGATGTCGTCTGGTTCACAGTCAACGGGGAGATCATAATCCCGTATCCCCTCGAAGACATCAAAGAAAGCGAAAGTTACGTCTCTACTGTATTTAAGTTGTAGAACCTGATTCAGGATGGAGCGAAGCCAATTAACCTTTAATTCCGTAGAAAAGGTATTTCGGAAGGTGGCGTCAGCAGTATTTATCACATCCTGCCACGTTTTCATACCCTTAACCTCCCTCCTTAAAAAGCCCTAAAGAAGACCATAATCTTTTTATAGTCCCCTTCAATGCCCGACTCCAACGCATACCCGGCCTTACATACATCCGGGGCCGTAAGTGAGTACGTGGGGGCATTAAATACCGAATTAACAGCGTAGACGGCAAAGTAACCAGACGTAAGACCGGCCAAAAACCCATTTTTGCTCAAGGACAGTTTCTGACCAGAAAAACTTGACGGGGGGTCTGGGAGTTTTACAAAGGTATCCCCAACTCTTCTGTAAACCATCATACCCCCATCGTTACGGGATACCATCAAAAAGGAGCCGAAGGGGTCAAAAACAGCTCCGGCGGCATTAAACCCAGGAAGTTCTGAGGGATTAGGAAGTTTAGTAAAGGTATCACCAGACCTTTTATAAATGGTCAGGTAAGGAGAACCTAAATGAGCTACCGCCAAATAAGTAGAAGTGGGGTCCCAAGAAAGACCCATCACTACATTGGTGGGAAGGGTAGAGGGATTGCTTAACCGGATAAAGCTATCCCCTTCTATCTTATAGATATGAATAAACGGGCTGGAATGCATGCCCACAGCTAAGTACCCAACCGACGGGTCAAAACTTAGGCAATTTATTGAAGCCGATGGTATAGCAGAGATGTTGGTCAATTTGCTAAAAGTGTCCCCACTTCTTTGGTAAATCTCAAGGCGGGTAGCACCATCGACAGCAGTTGCCACATAAGCCGAATAGGTGGGGTCAAAAACAGCAGCAGTCACAGGTTGGCTTGGCAACGAACTCGGGTCAGGCAACCTTGTAAAAGAATCTCCATTTCTTTTGAAGAAAGCGATTTTAGACCCTAACATATCACCTACTACTAGATAGGTGGAATTATGGCTCCAAGCTACACTTTGGGCAGAAACAGGGAGATTAGAAGGATCAGGCAATTTGGTAAACGTGTTACCATTCCTTTTATACAGATACAACGATGGTATGTCATCAGGATGAGCCGTAGCCAAGTAATCACCATTGGGGTCTAGTGCAGCTTCGTAACAAATTTCAGAGGAAACAACACTGGGGTTGGGCAGCCTTATAGGGTTTATTTTAAGTATTACAGAACTGCCCTTTTCAACCCCATCCCACAGAAAATGTCTTTCCTCCGTTTGACCGGGGAACTTAAAGGCTGGGCTACCACGTCTAACAATAAAGGCCTCTCCCAATTATCTCACCACCATTATTTGAACAGGTATGTCTTCATAGATAATATCTTTGGCATAAAAAACAATCGCGTCCTGTGAGGTAACTGCCCGATATACTTTGCTCCAATCTTCCAACCTTAACTCGTCCACGGCTAAATTCCCAGACATAACCACATCAATGATGGGTTCATCTGAACTTGTAATTCCCGACACGTTAACAGTATTCGTATAAGGCGGGGAGCCGGCAGACCAATTAAGGGACTCTATGGTTTTAGAAAAAGTTAGTTTACGGGCAAACGTACTTTCTACGTAACTTTCCAATTGGTCTGTATAAGCCTTAGCATTAGCTTCCGCCGTATCAGCTTTAGACTGTGCACCCGTGGGAGTTTCAGCACCAACATCGGTTGCAGTCAAGATAACGTTACCGCTAAGATCAGGAAGTTTACCATTCACAGACTGGACGGAGCCTTCACCGTCAAGGCCTCTTTGTGCCACAAGAGTCCAATAAACACCCTCAGTCGGGGTCTGACCGATGACATCTTGAAGTGCTCTCCATGTAGAGCCATTATACCGTACATGGTTGTTTTTGTAATATTGAGTGGAGGGGTCATATTCTCCCCGATGCACAGAAGTCTGTACTAGGTTGTTTGCTGCATCAGCCGCATTATTGGCATTACTCGCAGCGTTGTTAGCCAACGAAGCTGCATTGTTTGCATTGTTTGCAGCGTTGTTAGCTGCGGAGGTTGCATCCTCAGCCTCCTCAATAGCATCTTGAACCGAAGCCACAGCTTGATTCGCTGCGTCGGCAGCAGAGTTCGCGTTACTTGCAGCATCCAAAGCAGTACTGGCAGCGGAATTTGCGTTACTTGCAGCAGAGTTAGCCGCAGATGTTGCATCATTGGCAGCACTAATAGCGTCAGCAGTATCCTGCTGTCTTTGCGCCTCGGCTGCCTCACGATCAGCCTCAGCCTGGGCTCTAGCCGCTTCGGCAGAAACCCTAGCACTTTCCGCGTCTACCCTTAAGGCTTCTGCCGAAACCCTAGAGGATTCAGCGGCCGCTCTTGCACTTTCGGCTGCAACACGTGCATTTTCTGCACTTACCCGATTAGCTTCAGCAGAAGCCCTAGCAGACTCCGCAGCAGCACGGGCATTTTCAGCAGAAACCCTACTGGACTCGGCCGAGACTCGACCGGATTCAGCACTAGCCCTTGAACTTTCTGCTGATTGACGAGCGTTCTCATTTAACACACGTTGGGCTTCGGCTGCAGCCCTAGCGGATTCCGCAGCTTCCCGTTCAGATTCAGCTTCCTGTCGGGCCTGTTCGTTTTCCTGCCTTTTATTTTCATTTTCGATACGTTCATCTTCGCGCTTATTAACCCTCACTTCTTCAATCAGAGCCCGAATATCATCAGCCGTTATTTTAGCAACGCTCACTATCAACACCCCCTTATAATTAAAAAAAGGGGGCCCCGCATAAAGCGGGGCCTCAATAATTATTCGGGATCCACAGTACCGTCCGAACCGACAAGCCCTCTCCAATCGGAGTAGCCCACAGAAAACCGGAGATAGCCGCGGTATTTCGCAACCATGGTATCAAAGTTTTCTTCGCCCTTAAACTCCGGTTTAACCCTCCAGAAGAACCACAGTTGATGCAGTTGGCTGTCGGCAACAAACCAAGCGTTGGGATCAGTAAGGTAGCTGAGCACTACCGGTTTCAGTTTCCCTTTAAGGACGTTGGTGTTGTTGTCGCTCGTGCCAGCTTGCAGCGTCGAATTTAATACCCGAAGAACGGTGAACTCCAGATCCGTCGGGATGATGATCGTATCAGCTTTCGCTTGAATTTTCAGGCCGTTGTCATTGACCTGGGATTGCAGCAGCTTGATCGCTTCTTCCAAAGCAGCGCCCTTTTGGTCGAACTTCAGGTCAAGGTAATTGTCACCCACCTGAGACGGGTTCACTTTGTCTTTACCCTTCAATGGATGGCTGTCAGAAAACAGAGGTACACCATCATACCCGTTCAAGGTGAATCCATTGTTAAAGACATCGGCCGCAGTCGTTTCAACCAAAGCACGACCACCACGAGCAAGTTCTTTCGGCAGCTTGTCGATAACGTCATACATTTCGTCATCAACAAATCTCCGGGGAACCTGAATACCCTTCGCGTATTCTTCGTGGGTATACGTAACTTGGTCCCCCATACCGATTTCAGCGTATTTGATAGGGCCGGACTCAGACTTCTTTTCCCAAAGTCCAAGACCGGTTACATGTTGGTCGTGTTCTTGGGCCTTTTTGGACGAGGCCACATGGTAAATGCCGCTGTATTCTTCCGGTTTTTCATCGTAGGTATCGAAGAATACTTTACGCAGACGCGGCTCAAGAAGTTCCTGAAAGTTAGAGGATGCAATAGCCACAGAACTTTACCTCCTATCGAATGATATAATTACAGTGCTCGTGCAGCTTCCGCTACAACTACCCAAGCATACTTACCCTCGTTGTTAAAATCAACAACGGCAAGGGTGGCGTCAGCTGTGTCATCAAGGTTCAGCTTGTTGTCAGACGGGCTGTAGTCGAAAAGGGATCCAATGTCATCTACAGTCAGGGAGGTTTTGGAAGACCCTTTGTACTCGCACTTAAATACAGCCCGGCGATTAGTAATAACTTCCACCGGCTGTCCGTTGGTTGCCGCATGTACAGATACCCCAACAATGTTGGAATCTCCACCAGCGCAAGCGACAACTTTTCCCGACGACAATTTCACAGGCTGATTTTCGATGATGGTTCCGCCGGCTTGGAAAACTTGGGTACGGCGTTCACCACCGTCAAGGTCATAGGCATAGATAAACTGAGCCATCCATCTTTCCTCCTTCTGTTAAGGCTGTTTTTTCAAAGCCCGGGCTTGCTCCAATGTGGAGATGCTGGCATACTTCATGTACTCTACAGGGTCCATGCCAACTTTCTCAGCAGCAGCCCGAATCTCCGGTGTGATCTTGGGCCCGGATTCTTGACTACCGGAGCCGCCACTTTCAACCTGTTTGGTTCGGTTGTTGGAGATGTTATTCAAAGTGCGGTGTTCCGCATCGGAAGCAGCGGCCACAGACATGCGTTGAGCAGCAACTTCACCAGCCACAGCCCAGTACGCTTTCTGGATGGGAAGGCCGGAGTTTACAGACAGGTTGATGATCTCCTCTTTATACAGTTCAGCGTCTGGATACTTAGAGTTATTTACAAGCTTTTCGAACTCCCGTTCAGCCAAAGCACGTTGGGTATTTTGAACCTGCTGCTGGAGTTGTTGCTGTTGCTGTTGATATACTTGGTACCCCTGGGGCGTCATACCCATTTGCTTTGCCAAATGTTGGGAGTGGAGATTTTTCAAATAGGTATTGATGATGTTGACATCTTTGGTCCCGATGATGTCTCCCATCATCTCAACAACCTGTTTGTATACTTCTGTGCCCTCGTACTGCTTCTTGACCTCATTGACTCGGCCGCTTATCATCTTGCCAATAATGGCTTTCTGTTCCGGGGTGAAAGTTACCCCCGATTCGAATGACGACCCAACATCCGTGCTTTCCCCTATACCAGACTGAGTGGCGCCTTCCTGAGTCGGCTGGGTGTCCGCTACGGTTTGTTGATCTTGTTCGATCGTTTGAGTTTCCGGTTGTTGAACATCACCCATAGTAAAATCCTCCTTGCCTGCTAACGTTCGGCGTACGTAATCTTACACCGTCTTTCCGGCGTGTCAGGTTTGTAACCCCACCACAGGGTAAATACATCGTCTTTCCGAAGTGTCAACCCATACGGAATACCACTGACGGGATTTCTCAGTGGGTTATGTCAGCGGAGATGTAACTCACCGCCTTTCATAATACCGTCTTCACGAATGAGGTCCCGAAGTGTTTTGGTCGGGGGTCCATGCCATCCACAGACGGGACAGGTTCGGAAGCCCCTTTCCGGGTCGTTTTTGCGCGTATCGCCTAGGGTGAGCGCTGAACACTTCGGACAGACGCTAAGGTCAAGAACCCTATGCGCTACACCCTCCATTCTGACGTATGGATTCTTTTTGTGATATTTCGCATGGTTAAGGAGAGTTTGTACTCTCATTACATCCTACCTCCTAATAGGGATGATAACTGATTCATCATGTTAGCATCCATCCCGTTAGGTGTTCCGGGTTGAGGAGGTGTAGGTTGGTTGGACTCGGGCGGTTTACGCATATGGCTAAACACACCTTGGATTTCATAGGGATCCATTAAGGGCCAATCAATCATTTCCTTCAAGAAGTGACGGGTTTCTTCTGTAGTCAAGACTTGTTCCCTATGAAGTTCAATGGCTGCTTGATACAGGAATGCTTTATTCTTCGGCAATCCAGCGCCGATCGAAACGGAGAAGTCAAACTCAGCCTCTTTGGTTTCGACTTCATCAATTTCATTACCGTTCTCATCCGTCTTCCTGAGTTCTTTCAACGGATAAGTTCCATCCTCATTAGGACTCTTTGAACGGTCAGGTACGAGTTTCGGAATCGCATTGAACATAGAGCCACGTACCCAAATGAAACTGTTGTCGTCCTTAACTTCTTTCCCCGCGATGCGGATTGCCATTTCGTGATCAAAATGTTCTTTGAAATGCTCAAAAGCCAAGGTAAGGACTTCGGACAACCCAACCTGACTCATCAGGCGTTTATGGTTTACCCGTCGGTTGCCTGCTTCCTGCAAAGCAATAATTGCTGAGGCAGCCCTAAGTCCGGCAGGACGACGACCTTCAACCACATCAGGACGACCAGAAATGATTTCGGATTCTCGTTTAGCCAGTTCCCGCCTATCCATAATATGGGAAGGTAAAGGTGTAGGCTGAACGATTCTCCACGCATTGGGATCCCTAGCAGGAATACGGAGTCCTACCTTGTTATTCCATTTAGCAGGGTTAATACCAGATGCCAAACCTACAACAATCTGAATATTACCCATCAGTCGGGTATTCATCCGAATCTGATCGTCAAGGTCATTGATGATGTCTTGGGTGGGCTTCAACATTTCAACATCACCCATACCCCAAATCTGACCGTCACGGAGATAACAAGGTACAACAACAAAGGGGTACTTACCGTGCTTATAGAAGCTTTCTCCCGGCTTGTGGTAATACTTTGATCCCTTACCTTCGCCCTTGTTACCGTCCCACTCAGAGTCCCACAGGATAACGTCATCGGCCTTGTAGACCAGACGGAGTTTTCCTTCCTCATCCCGGCTCCAGTGTTCGATGAGGGTGGTACTGTTGTTCAAAATTCCTACAGCATCCTTTACAGATTCGCCTTCATAAATGTTAGCATCATATCGGGTGCGAGTTCTTGGACGAACATACTTGGCCCTCTCACCGAACCGTCGCACAAGGTAGCTTAATGACACGTCGGAAACCTGACAGATAAAGTCAGCTTCCTGAATCTTGTACGGGTCCGTAACCTTGGGATCCGGATAAAACTTCTCCGGCCCAACCACATCGATACGAATGGCTCCCTTACCACGATTGCCCAACGGGTCAAAATAAACCTTCCATATGCCCGTGCCATATTTCAATCGATGGCGTTCGAACCTGTCCTGCTTAAGCGTCATCTGATTGCCATCCCAAATCCACTGGAGGATGAATTTCACATATGCGGCATGAGCTTGGTCGGAAGGTTCTCTGCCCTTCACAAGGAAATCAATAGGGCTGTCCACCAGATCAGCCACCTGTGATTCGATCACAGGGTGTATGATGTTCGTAGATGATGCCGGGTCGTCTTCGCTCTCGGGTTCGTTTGCCTTTCCCCGCCAGTAATCATCGTACATAGCCCAAGCCTCGTGTAAGCCCAATTGCTGGACTCCTATGTACGCGGCTTTGTAGTTGTCGTCCACCATCTTCGCCGTCATCCAGTCCTTTTTACTGTTCGGGTGGTAAACGGCCCGACGATTTTCCAGTTCCGCCGCAGTAGACACTAACGGCATCAACCTTCACCTCCTTTCGGTTTTATCGGGTCAGGTGCAAATCCGTAGTCGGTATCTTCGTCCAAATCATTGAGGTCTTCCTCATCCAAGCTGAAATAACGGTAACGAGGTTCCGGCTGATTAAACGGATTAAACTCAGAGCCAGGTACATGACCCAACGATTGGGCTACCTTCTCTATGACCTCCTTCTCCGTCATAGACTCCTTCTTTTTCCACAGACGGAGTTGACCGTACATCCCCAGCTGATACATAATGACGCCAACGATGAGGTTGCTGAACACGAACAAAATCCATACGATGGAGGCAAGCAGGATAGTATTCATCATTTACCATGCACCTCCCATCGTTTCGAAATCTTTAAGCGTAACATAATCCCCTCGATTGGTGTCCTCGTCCTCATCAAGAGAAGGATGACGCCACCCACCATTAGAATAACGGGTGGAACGTCCGGGTTTTAACGGGTCATAGGATACAGAACCAAGACCAATGCTCATCAATAGATACCCCAAAGCGTCAATAGCGTGGTCGTCCTTCTTTAATGGCTTCTCACGATAATCTGCTGAGGATCCCCTAGGCTGGGGTTTCCATTTATAGGATTGTAACTGAGACCGGAGGTTTGTGCAACGACTGGAAATATGCAACCGGAATCTCAAAAGGAACTGGTGAATGGTCATGATCTTCGTGTTCACATCGTTCGGGGACGGTATCAGGCTTACACCTTCTTTAGCATACAGCATCATGGGGCTTTCACCAGTGGGCCCACGGTTCTGAGTGGATGGGTCAGCATATACGTAACTGAGTCCGTGAGATTTTATCCACTGAGAAACAATCCTAATGTCCGCCTCAGCCTTGTAATACTCATCATAAACCCACAGATCAATGAGTCCGTCCGGTGCAACGCCCACTTTAGCCACAGGAACGGCTGTCGGGGCACCAATACCGAAGTCAAGACCGGCTTCAACCCGGGGTAATCTTCTTAAATGAGCCTGTATTTCAGGTGAGTTTTCGTCAAAAGTGTGGATTTCATACGCTTCTTCAAGGGTAATAGCGTGCCTACCATCCTTTTGATCGACGAACTCAGTGAAAATCTGACCTTCAAACACCTCAAATGAGGCGTCAAGAAAGCGTTCAACCCACTCTTTCGGGTTGTTTTTACGCAACATTTCAACGTAACCGGGAGGTAGATACGGGTTATCATCCGATTTAACCGTAATACCCCAAAACTCTGGCGGCTTAGATGGGCTGAAAAACCATTTCCATATCCAGTTTTTACCCCCAGAGTTCGATGTTACCCACCCACGAAGCGGTCCTACGACACCACGAAGACGTGCCATCAACATAAGGAACGTGTCTTCTGGAACCTCAGAACCATCTGCCTCAGTGGCTTCGTCTATCCACCACCAATCTAGGTCAAGGGACCCTAGTGGACCCGGCTCGTCCAGTCGTCGAAAAAGGATTTCCGAGTAAACGCCCGGCACAGGAGTATATAATAAAAGGTGCCCTGTTGTCTCGCGCCACTTATAAATGAGCTCCGGTGGGCATATTTCAAAGAAGCGACGCTGCGTGGTATCCCGCAAGGAGGTAGCTTCAAGGCGTCCAATCAGTCCAAGCGAGCCCGGAAACGCCTGACTCAACTTTATCGCCTCACGAACACCCATCGTAGTCTTACCGCCGCCGACACCGGAGACTATAGCACGAAATTTAGCCGGGCATTGGTGAAATTCCTTTTGATGTTTAAGGGGCTTGTAAGAGCCGAAACCATCTTTACGATTGGTACTTTTCTGTGAAATAGCACTAATCGTCCGATTCCGGCTCTTGTTCGTCGCCATCAGTCGCACCTCCTACATAATTAGGAAGTGGACCCTCGCCCCACTCATCCCGCGAGAACACAAGCTGAATGGGAGTATGTTGATTTTTCACATCCATCTTGACGTTCTCCCGGTATTTCTCCGGTCGGTTAGCCTTGAGCAGCAGAGCCATAAGGGTATCGGATTTTTCCTTAGCACGTTCAATGGCGACCATTTCAAGATCGTCCACGAAGCGCTCCCGCATTTCTTCGACTTTTTGGGCAAACTTGGGGAATTTCTCCAACCACAGCTTGATCGTTCCAACTGTGGTTCCCGCCCTATCTGCGGAATACGTCATGACACCGGTTTTGGAATAGTACTTTAGGAAACGAATCATGATCTCTTGTCTTTCCTCCGGGGTGTAGTTCCGACCGCTACCTCTTGGTCTTCTGCCCACAGGCATCACCTCCCTTCATATTAAATTGTGCGTACACTACATATTGTTGCGGTGGAGCAGGAAAGCCCCGTTAGTGGGGCAAGCCTCATGATATTCTTTTATGCCCCGTCATGGCGTGGGCAATAAAAAATGCCCGCCTGCGAAAGCGCATAGCGAGCTCACTCTTATCATACCACATCACCTAAATTCTTGTCAAGGATCGCCCGAAACGCCAGTCGTATAAAGCCGCTCTTTAGTGCGCTAAAGCGATTTTCCGGAGGAGCTGCAATTTGTACCGGCCTATATTAATGAACCCCAGCCCCCCTAGAAACCCCCCATACCCCCCACCTGTCCCCCGTCTGCATGAAATGTCCGAACCGATAAAAATTCTTTATGGAAACCCCTAAACCCACAAAAAATTCTTAATGATAAATCATTAAAAAGAACCTTGACTGGACATGTTTAATGATATATCATTAAATCAGAAACCAAATGATGAAAGGAATGATTATCATGGCAGACTTGCAAAAAGTCATGAAAAAAATCCATCTGGCATGGAAGAAATGGAATGATGCGGCAGTAGGAAAGGACGAGAAGGACGTCACGAAAGAAACGATCGAACGATGGCTGAAAAAGTACGGACTGGCTCTTGACTGGAAGACAGGCAAGGTAACAAAGCAGGAAGAAAAAACAGCCAAGAAGAAACCGCAAAAGCAAGGAATGTCCACGAAAGACCTGATTAACTTTATCAACGAAATATATGGCATCGAATGGACTGGCAAGAACCTTCGTCGTCGCATTCGTCAAATAGACAAATGGAATGATGGCAAGATGACGCACTACGACTTTTCAAAAGAGGATGTCATCGAAATCATCCAGCACCTTGGATACGACGTAACGAAAGCATCAAAGAAGCTGGCCTAATCTGGTCAGCTTCCTACCCCCTTAAATTTTAATGAAAGGAACGATTAACCATGAAAAAGTACCCTATGCCCGTGAATGTTTGGAATGGTCTTTTGTATCAATTGATTTACCAGTACGAAGAACAGCCCCAAGACCAACCCCTTAAATTCTGGTCAGATGAAGAAAACGAAAGTCTGATGCTGGAAGACGACAACGGACAATCGATCATTGTTGCACAGTACGATTTCGAAGAAGAACACGTATACTTGTCTGGAACTTTTGCCACTTTGATTTCGGCCATTCTGTATCAAACCATGTCTACCCTGCGAAAGATGACAGAACAAGGACACACCCAAGCCCTTTTAGAAGAACTTAATAGCTTGATCGATGACAGCATACCCTTTCATCAAGAAGACTGATAAGGCCGAAAGGCCTCTTTTTTTTGTCTTGATAAAACCCCACAGAAATGAAGTATCCGCATACACCTATTAAACACCCTCCCCAGCAAAAACACTAACACCTTCCCCCCCCCC